GATACAATCTAACTTGTCCTATTTTCTTATAAGGATCGCAACCTTGCATATTCTGCAAAGTCAAACTGTTAATCAAGGTCTCGTCTGCTGTAATAAACTCGCATTCGTGTTCGCGCAAGAAACGTTCTTCACCAATTTTAATGCGTTCTGTGTCTGCCCAATCTTTGTCTCTATCAGGATGGTCACTCCATATGTATTTGATACTAGCAAAACCATTGCGACCGGTCTTGTCTTCCTTCATGTTGCCGTATTCGTCGAACTTCTTCTCTGCTTCGTTCCAAATCTGTGCGAACTGGTCGTTATCTTGGTTAGGCGTTGATGTGATAATTGCTTTACCACCAGTTGACAATGTAGGACTTAATGCTGTCCAAAATTCTTTGGCAATACGTGGAGGAACGAATGCAAACTCGTCTAAGTATACCAGTGTCAATGACATACCACGACCGGTGTTTTCTGTTGTTGTAGCACTTACAATGCGGCTACCGTTGTCAAAGTCTATGCTACCTTTGTTATAACTTGTAGCGCCTGCTTTGATCCACTCTGGCAAGTTCTCATACATGAAACGAATACGTTGCATGATCTCTTGCGAACCTGTGTGCTTATGTGCGGCAATAAGAATAGTACTGTCAGGGACAAACATGGCAAACCATAGTAAGTAGCCTGCGGCGCAAGTGGACTTGCCCATTTGTCGTCCTAGCATGTTAATGCTATAACGATTGTTATGGTAACACTTGACTAATTCAACTTGATAATCATACAGCTCAAATCTAACACGCCCTCTAGTAGGGTGCTGAATCCACATGTACTCTTTAATAAAGTAAACAGGATCAGTAGCAGATTTTACAATCTCTGCTATCTGATCCGCTGTATAATTTTCTTTTTTGTATGGTGCTTTTACAAGTACCGGGGTATCTTTCATTTACTTTGCTTGAATTTTTTATATTGTTCCATCATGTTTTCTTCACCTAATGGATTGTCACCTTGACTTGCAGGTGTGTAATGAGTTTTTGCATTAGCAGTGCCTTTCATACCCCAATCTGCAATATCACCGTGTAGTCGTGGCGTGCGTTCGTTTGTTTGTGCTGGAGTATTTGCAAACTCTTCTTCTACTGGAGCGTGCTGAGAAACTTCTGCAGATCCATTTAGTCCAGCTAACTTCATGATTGCAACAATTTCTTCTGGAGCACTAGTTGTCATTGACAAATTGCTAGCACCGTTACGAATGTTTAATGTGTACATTGGTGCTGCTGGCATTTCTTCTGCCGTTGGCATTTCCATTTCGCCACATTCTTCTAGTTGCTCAACTGCTTCTTTAACTCGAGAACCAGACTCATACATGCTAGCACCAATTGAACGATACATGTCGCTTACTTCATCCATTACGTCGGTATCTAATCCATATGGCTCTTTACCGTGAATCATTCTAACCATGCCGTGAAGGTCGTTTAATCGATATTCATAATAACCTCTATCCTCGGAAGGGGCAGTTGCCAGGGCTTGTTCCATTTCACGAATTTCTTTTTTAATCATTGCCAGGACTTTGTTGTCAGCATCAGTAAGTTCACGTGTTGCTGATTCGTCAACCTGATATTTCTTACCGTCAACTTCGAATTCTTTAGCACCAGCGGCTTTTGCTTTGGCTAATGCTCCAGAGAACTCATTGCCTTCTTCCATATCTTCTTCATCTAGTTTAGCAGAAGATTCTTCTTGAATTGACATCAAGCCACGTAGTACGTTTTCGATATCGCTGTTTGAGCCCGTAGCTTTTTCATGAGAAACTTTAGTTCCTTCTTCTGCAACAACACCAGTTTCGATTGCTGTTAATTTTGATAATACGTTTAATAAATCCATGATTATTTCTTTCTTGTCTTTGTTAGAGGACTAGACTTATTTGTTGAACTACTATCGCCAATCTCTGGTTGACTAGCAGGAACGTCTGGGTCTTCGATTTTGGATTGCTCAGGCAACCTCTTTTTGCGTTCATCTGAAAGTTCTTTTAATTGCTTTAACAAACTTGTATTGAATTCATTGCCTGTTAATTCTTCTTGCTTAACACCGCTTGCTTCGTCATCAGTATAGTCTGTACCTAATTTAGGTGTTACTTCTTTTTCAGAATCTTCTAAACTTTTAACTATTGCCGCGTCTTGTGTCTCACGTGGATCTTTCTTATTGCGAACTACAATATGTCCTTCACTGCATCTTAACATCTTTGCCAAGTCAACACGTAGCTTGTCTACGCTAACTGGTAAGTTAGCAACAAAGTCGATAATGGTAACTTCTGCGTTTTCAACATTAGGGAAGTCCATTGGACGCTTTTGCGTGATTAGTGTTTCTGGTGTAGAAATACTTTCAGCGTCATACTTTTCCAAATGTGTTTCAATTTTATCAATGCACTCATCTGTCAATTCGCATGCAAATTTAACACGGATTTCGTGCTTGGTTTGAATCTGTTCTATATATTCTCTTAGGGTCAACATGGTTATTTCTCCGATACTTTATTTATCTTTGTTTTTAAGGTTTTGGCTTATAAGATTCAGTATGGCATTCCTATCAGTAGTTAACTCAGTGTCTTCATCTTCTTTTTCTTCTTTTTTAGACATAGTGTTAGCCAACTTGGCTGCATCTAACTGTAACTTAATCATTTTTAGCTTCTTATCTAGCTTTGTAGTCTTAGCCGCAAGCGCATTACTCATCATCTTAGAAGCGACGTCAAATATAACACCTGCATTTCGATCATCTACGTTAAAACCTAAATCCATAAGCCTATCAAAACTGTCCATTGCTTTTTGTGCATACTCGTCTAGTTCTTTGTCTTCGGATTCTAGCCCTTTAACCTGAGGCAATGCTTCATTAATACGCTCTGCTATACTAAGTTCTTCTCTAGCCGTGCTTACAATGTCAAAAGTTTCTACTTTGGCAACCTCTGACAATTCTGTTGTTTCTTCTGGAACTGGTTCCGTTTCTTTCGCCGGTTCCAAATTAAAAAAATCTGATAATTGTTGTGTCATCGCTTCTTTCTTGTAGGTTTAGATCTAGGTTGCCAGTTATTATAGATATCTTCTTCTGTAAGAATTCTAAATCGTAATCCCATACGCTGGCAAAATGCTCTACATGCTTCCCACTTTGCCATATTTAACACCACAGTCATTTTTTCTTGCTGAGTAACTGCTTCACCAATAAGCGACTGTTTCCGTGGCTTTACTTCAATAACTTCGCTAATTTTATTTCCGTTTTTATCTTGGTAAGTTATTAAAAAATCAGGAACATAAACCGTTTGTTTACCTGTAAAAGGATTGCGGTAAGGTATGCGTAAACTTTCACTAGCCCACCCAATAATACTAGGATGGTTGTCACAAAAACGCATAACTGTTAATTCCCAACCTGAACGGTATCTAGGATCAGTGTGCCCGATATATTTGTCTGGATTAGTAGGCGTAAATATGCCTTGTAAATAATTGTTAGCCATTCGATTCAGGGATCACCATTTGCTGATTAATCATAAGTGGCACTGAATTTATATCTGCATAGCCTAGTTGGCTGCTAGGTGTTCTTGCCTTATTAATTGCTTTGTAAACTTCTGGACTGTATACTAGACCGTTGACAGTTACACTTTGTAACAAAGTGTCGATGGGTGTTTGTGATGTATTGCTAAGGTCTATCAATACTGACGCCATCGATTTGGCACTCTCGACTGACAGGCCTTTGCCTAATAATCTGCCGTATACTACATCATATTCTTGTGTGTTAATTGCCATGTGTTATCCTGGAAAGTCACCGAGATCGTTTGATGCTTGTATTTGTTCTGTTGTTCTTGCATCCGTCTCTTCTTCAACATAAGTAGCCGCTTCATAACGCAAAACTAATGTCCACGTGATTGCATCACTAGTTGCATAGTCTAATGTATCGTGTTGTATATCTACAATTTTTGGATTCCAAATAGTTGAAATACTTTTGGCATTTCCATAATAGCGTGTTATCTCAATTTTATCAATCGGAGAATATGCACCGCTTGCATTTGCACCTGTTAGATGTTTAAGTCCAAAGCCATCTAACGAAGTTCTCATTTCTTTTATACTGGTTTTAACTTGATCTTCATCAAAGTTATTTGATACACTGTTTAAGTAAGCCAAGACAAAATCTTGTACTTTGTTGTCGGTTGTATCGTTTAATGGTATAGTTATTGGTTCGTAATTAATCTTAGTATTTACATGTTGTCTAACGTTCCATGCATTTACTGATTCTATCTCTACTGAATATTTTGGTAATTCAATCGTACGAATAGTAGAGAACAGTTCCCTGCCCTCTGCCATTAATGTTCTGCTGAAAATTTCTACAGTGAATAGATACTTAGGGCGGACAGTTTGACCTGTCCCGCCCGCCGTATACCATTGCATTGCATCTGTTATTGCTGCCATGCTATCCTTTTAGTATTAGCCTAATACGCTAGTGTTGCCACCAGGGCCGCTTAGGTTACCATCAGTTAAAGCACCGGTATCAGATACGCCAGATAGTTCTTCACTATGAATGTCTGCGCTGTCATATCTAATTGTCACAGTAATTTGCATTGCATCGCTTGTTGCGTAATTATTCTCACCGTAATTAACGTTCTGAATAAAACAACCGTTCAAACTCCATGTTTCGATAACAGTTGCTGGGTTTGCACCGTCTAACTGTTCTACTAGAATACCAAACTTATAATCGCCGGCTGCTAGTGGAGTAGATTGTTGTCCATGATTCATTTGCTTTTGTAGTTGTGCCGCAATATGCTTGTTAACGCTGTTATTAACGTCATCACGCATAGTCAATGTAACTGGTTCCCATGTGTGTTTACCAGCTGCATAAGCACGACTATTGTAAGCATCGATAGTAATTTCATCGTGAGTGATACTAGGACGGCTCATACTAACTACGTTTTGTGTGAAGTCGTCACTAGTTGCATCATTACCAAAGTTAATCATTTTAACTCTGAATCTGTACTGCAATTTAGG